CACTAGTTAAGAAATTGTCTACTCCTGGAATTTCTAAAGATAAAATTGTCTCAACCCTAGATCAGTTTTGTCAAGAGAAAATTCAACCACAAATTGATCGCTCATATCAGAATCTTGCGTCTTATGTTAATGCGTATGCACAAAAAATGCAGATGAAGCGCGAGGCGATTGCTGATCAAGCCATTTGGACAGCGAAAAAGCGGTATCTGATGAATGTCTATGATCTTGAAGGTGTTCGATTCTCTGAACCACAATTGAAGATTCAGGGCTTAGAGGCGATTAAGTCTTCGACGCCATCTGCTTGTCGTGAAAAAATTAAAGAAGTCTTGAATTTGATTTTCTCTGGCGATCAATCTGCGGTGATTGAATTTATTAATACATTTCGTCAAGAGTTCAAAACGTTTCCAGCACAAGACGTGTCGTTTCCTCGTTCAGTTAATGGATTGTCTAAGTATGGAGGGACAACACGAATATCCAGCACGATTGCGTCTGATGATGATCTCATGAAAGCCAAGGGCACACCGATTCATGTAAAAGGTGCCTTGGTGTATAATCATCACTTGATTCAAGATCATTTGGAAACGCAATATGAAACAATTCAAGAAGGCGAAAAGATTAAGTTTGTGTATTTGAAAGAACCCAATCAATTTCGTTCTTCTGTGATTTCATTCATTCAACAGCCACCCAAACAGTGGAAACTAGAAACAATGATTGACTATGACACACAGTTTGAAAAATCGTTTGTAGAACCTTTGAAGATTGTTTTAGATGCGATTGGGTGGAAGACAGAAGAAACACAATCCCTTGAAGGATTTTTCGCATGATTTTCTTAGTGATATTATTTGTCACTGCTCTTTTACTCTCTAGTGTGGCTGCGTATTATTCAGTGCTAGGATTGGTTCAGATTTTTCCTGGTGCGTTTTGGTCAATTGTCATTATGGGGTCAACACTAGAACTTGCCAAACTGGTGACAGCATCCTGGCTCTATCGTAATTGGGCACAGATTCATTGGGTCTTGAAAAGTTATTTTACTGGTGCTGTTCTTATTTTGATGTTAATTACCTCTATGGGTATTTTTGGATTTCTATCATCGGCCCATCTTCAAACAGTCTCGGTCACATCCTCTACGACGATTCAAATTCAATCGTTGGACGTGCGAGAACAACTGTTACAGAAACGCATGAATTTTGTGTTGAAACAAACGGAACGCCCTGAGGGTCCGACTCCACAGGAATCGCGCGAACTTCAACGCATTCAAAAACAACTAGAGAATATTGGTACAGCCAAATTACCACTCAAGCAATCCGAAAATAAACTAATGGCAGAGATTGGACCCATTCGATATGTGGCAGAACTTCTGTATAATCGGGCTGAGACAACTTTCATCGACAAAGCAGTGCGAGTGGTCATTCTTATGATTATTGTGGTTTTTGATCCGCTGGCTATTTTGTTACTGATCGCTGTAAATATGGGATTATTACACAAAGAAAAATTTGACTTTTCCCCCTCGTTAGGTGTAGAATCTAGTGTTCGGGTTTCAAAATCAAATATTATTACATTTCATTGAGAGGAATGCCGTATGAGTCTTCTTGATCAATTCAAGAAAAATACCACCATTGATGCTGCGTCAGTCTTATCCACATCAAAATTTTTCACCGATCATGATATGATCCAAACAGATGTCCCGATGATAAACGTGGCATTGTCTGGACGATTGACAGGTGGATTGACGCCAGGTTTGACAGTCTTTGCGGGTCCGTCAAAACACTTTAAGACATGCTTTGCCCTTCTCATGGGTGCAGCCTATCAAAAGAAGTATGAGGATAGTGTCATTTTGTTTTATGATTCTGAGTTTGGTTCGCCGCAGGGATACTTCAAGACGTTTGGTATTGATACTGAACGAGTGTTTCATACACCCATTACGGATGTAGAACAACTCAAGCACGATATTATGAAACAACTGGAAGGCATTCAACCAAAAACCAGAGTAATGATTATCGTGGACTCGCTTGGGAATCTCGCTTCTAAGAAAGAAGTCGAAGATGCACTAGAGGGCAAAAGTGTGGCTGATATGACTCGTGCCAAAGCCGTGAAGTCTTTGTGCCGAATGGTAACGCCACATCTTCGTATCAAAGATATTCCGATGTTGATCGTCAATCATACTTATAAAGAAATTGGATTGTATCCCAAAGATATCGTCTCTGGGGGTACAGGCGTGATGTATTCGTCTGATACTGTCTGGGTCATCGGTCGTCAGCAGGATAAAGACGGCACAGAACTCACTGGATATAATTTCGTGATTAATATTGAAAAATCGCGCTTTGTCCGTGAAAAATCTAAAATTCCAATTACTGTATCTTTTGAGGGTGGAATTCAACAGTATTCAGGATTATTGGAAGTGGCGATTGAGGGTGAATTTGTTACCAAGCCGTCTCCAGGATGGTATCAGAAAAAGGGTCAAAAATCCAAGGTTCGTTTTGAAGATACACAAACAGCAGAATTTTGGAAGGACATTCTTGAAGATGAAGCGTTTGAAAGCTATATTCGCAAACGGTATGAAGTGGCTTACGGATCGATTCTCCCGCGCCACGACATTGAAGAAGATTCTGAATAAAGATTATCGTATTGCTGAAGATGAAACTGGGCAATCAGTTGAAGTGCTCACTGGACCATTTTCGGGTATGCGTTATCGCTATCGGTGGTCCTATCTGACAGAATCAGCAGGATTTGCGACATTACATTTTGCTACAGAAATCTTGACAGACCCCTCATCAATAGGGTATACTCACGAGTTCCATAGAACAGCTGGTGACATTCTCTGTTCCTTACTTGATAACAAGGAGTTGCATGACTCGTCTCGAACATATTATTCTGCGCCACTTAGCTTTTGAAGAATCTTACTCGCGAAAAGTTTTGCCGTTCCTCAAAGAGGACTATTTTCTTGAAAAGTCTGAAAAGGTTTTATTTCAGACTATTGCGAACTTTCTAGAGAAATACAAAACCACTCCCACTTATGAAGCTTTGGTCATCTCCATCACGGAGCAGACGCGATTCAGAGAGGATGAGCTTCAACACATTTTGGATCTTCTCTCGACTCTGAATGAACATCGTCAGGACGAAACAAATCGCGACTGGCTGATCGCTCAAACGGAATCATTCTGTCAAGACAAAGCAGTTTACAATGCAGTATTGGAATCAGTCGCGATTCTTGAGGACAAGAAGGGGCATCGTGCGAAGGGTGAAATTCCTGAGTTACTCAAGAAAGCTCTAGGAGTCTCATTTGATCCGCACGTGGGTCACGATTATATTGAACAATCGGATCAACGATATGAGTTTTATCATAAGAAAGAAGATCGTATTCCATTTGATCTCGATTTCTTCAATCGAATTACAGGAGGTGGGTTGCCAAAAAAGACACTGAATGTTGCATTGGGTGGAACCAATGTCGGAAAAAGTTTGGTGATGTGTCATATGACTTCTGCGTGTCTCTCGGCAGGATACAATGTCTTGTATATCACGCTAGAGATGGCAGAAGAACGTATTGCTGAACGAATTGACGCAAACCTCCTGAATCTGGATTTGGATACTTTGAAAAAGATTTCTAAAGCAGACTATGAACGCAAGTTTCAATCCCTGCGCTCGCGGACACATGGAAAGCTTATTATCAAGGAATATCCAACCGCATCAGCCTCGGTGCTTCATTTTCGTTCGTTGATCAATGAGCTACAATTGAAGAAGAGCTTTCGCCCCGATATTATTTTTGTGGACTATATTAACATTTGCGCGTCATCTCGCGTCAAGCCAGGTGCAACAATTAATTCCTACACCTATATCAAATGTATCGCGGAAGAGTTGCGCGGTCTAGCAGTAGAGTTCGCGGTCCCGCTAGTAAGTGCGACACAAACCACACGAAGCGGATTTGCGAATTCTGATCCAGATTTGACTGACACCAGTGAATCGTTTGGATTGCCAGCCACAGCTGATTTTATGTTTGCGCTAATTGTTACAGAAGAACTACAACAACTGAATCAAATGATGGTCAAGCAGTTGAAAAATCGATATGGTGATCCTACTATCAATAAACGGTTTGTAATTGGAGTGGATCGTGCGAAGATGAAACTCTATGATGTGGAACATTCAGCGCAACAGTTGAGCGATTCGGGAAAAGATGACGGAGATGCACAGAAGAAGTTAAATCGGTATTCGGGATTGATTGTATCATGATGGTGGTTAACAAATATTTGCCACTCTTGAAGACGCTGGCAGAAACGGCGGATGATCATCGCAGTCGGCATGCAGCAGCGATTATCTACCGCAATCGAATTATCTCTGTTGGGACTAATCATCTCAAGACGCACCCGTTTCAAATCAAGTATCGTCGTCGTCCCGATGCCATTTATCTGCATGCGGAAGTGGCAGCGATCAAACGAGCGATTCGTCATCTTTCTGAAAAAGAATTGAAACGTTCCACGCTAGTAAGTGTGCGTGTGAAGTATGATCATAATATGAATCCACGATTTGGAATGTCTAAGCCGTGTGAGGGGTGCCAGCGAGCTATCGCTGAGTTTGGAATTCGGTATGTTTATTATACCGCTGAAGATGAAAAGCTTGCCACATTATGAGCATTAGTATATGATGAGAGCATTAAATGATTTTGTGCGTGAGTATTCCCAGTCCCTGGAGTCGGATGTTTGCGCCAGTATCATTGAACGATTTGAGAGTGATTCGGAACACCAACAGCAGGTGTTTTTAGCTGGGCATCGGTCATTCACGGAGATTAATGTTAGTGCTACTCCAACGTGGAAGGACATTCATGATTTATTCGTGAACAAGACAATAGATATGATTCCTCAGTATTGCAAGGATCTCGGTCTTGATTTACGACAGTTTCCAGAACAATATGGATTTGAACAGATTCGTCTTAAACGCTATCGTCCTCAGACCGATGAAGAATTTCAATTGCATGTGGATGTGGGTGATCATTCATCCGCCCGACGATTTTTGGTCTGCTTTTGGTACTTGAATACCGTTGATGTGGGGGGTGAAACGGTGTTTCCTGATTTATCTCATGATGGATCAACACGAATTGTTAAACCCCTACAAGGTACCTTATTGATGTTTCCACCGCTCTGGATGTTCCCTCATGCGGGGACCAAACCCATTAGTGAGACCAAGTATATTATTGGC